CAATAGGATAAGTAGGGAACTCATCAGTATCAAAATCACTTATCTCACCTTGTGTTACTCTGTTTATAGAAGGATGATTTGACATAATTGTTTTAAAATAATCTAAAACATTATAGTATAAACTGTAATTTGTAAGTTGATTATTTACAATTTGAGCCATAGTATCTCCTTTATAAGTTTATTCCACCAAAATACTGATTACTTTGATCAGGATAAATCATAGTAGTATCACCTGTTGTTTCCAAGTACTCTGGTATTTCATTCTCATATGCTAATAGAAAATCTTGCATCCTTGTTGCATACCATTCAGCATTATCAGCACTCTTTTGAGCTAAAGCATCTATTTCACTTTTAGAAACTGCTTCACTTTGTTCTGATTTGTGTTTTACTGCTCCTTCTGATTTAAATTTAGTAGTTGAGAAAGGTAGATATTCCATTACTGAATACCAAATAAGAGTTGGTTTAATATAATCTTCTACTAACTCTTGGTATCTACCTGTAAATGGAGTATCATTTAATATATCTGTTTGTAGTTTATTAAACAATACAGTTCCCAACAAATTTTCCATATATTTTGTTTGAGCAGTTCGTACATAAGGTAAAAGTGCATCTGCATCTATTGAACCTTGTAATGGAGAATTTTTAATAATATCATTTCTGCTAATGAATAACGCGTATTTAGCCATTCTGTTCCTCGTTTATAGTTTCAGTTTCCATATCCATCTCATCAGGATTTTCCATAGACTTATTTATATCTTCTTCTACTTCTTCTATTGTACTATTAGTTTCTTTTGCTGTTGTGGAAAGAATTGCTAGTGGAGTAAGTTGTTCAAAGTAAAATTGAGTATCTTGTGATATTCCACCTTTATTAAAAATAGTAGAAAGTGAATCTATAATTTTAGATTGAAAAGGTTGGATTGTCATTGTTTGTAAAATACTATAAGATGTTTTCATTTCCTCACTTTGAGATGAGAACCCATTATTTGCAGTTCTAATACCAAAAAGTAGTGGAGAAGTAATCCTATGAGCTACTAATATTCTATCTTGTGCAAAATCAGCTACATATTGGTATTTATCGTGTAGATTTTCTGTTTGTATAGAGTCAATAGTAGGTTTTTTATCAGGATCATCGTTAAATGAGATTAAAAATCTACCAGCATTTCGTGTTCCTGTAAATTTACCCTCAATCATTGCTTCAATGGTATCTCTTTCTTCAGGTGCAGGTACTCCATTATTCATATTTACCATTACAAGGGGTAAAAATCCATTTTCGATGTTGTTTATGTGTAAATTAGAGAGTTCTGCTTCCACAAATGCTAATTGTAGAGCTGATATCCAATCAGGTAAAGAATAATAGTATTTACCTGGTGTATAATCTTTAATATAAAACAATTCTCTATTTTCATCTGATGTATTAAATAAAGGAATTTTAATTTTATCTCTTTGAGCTCGTACATCTTCCCAATCAGAACAATAATAGTAATTTTCTACTCTTGCACTATCATATATCTTTTCAGCTCGTATATTTTGAACTGGCATATGATATAATCTGTTTACTCTTGTATGTTCTCTGTTCCAAATAACTTGAATAGCTGCATTTCCATACAATTTATAATCAAATATAATTCTTTTTAAATCATCAGCTGATAAAATAGAATTTAATTCGTTATTTAAGAGTTCATCCTCTGAATATAACCCCTTTCCGTATATCAAGTCAGCTAAACCCTCCAAACAAGCAGCATTCGTTGTACTCGTATTGTATGCATCGGTTAGAATAGGGAAATAATCATCTCTATCCAATATACCAACTGGCACCCAATCATACCTTGTTTTAGTATCCTCTGTTATATCAGGTATCTCTTGTCTTGATAAATTTAATACACTTAAATTTTTTCCTTTCATATTATTCCATTATTATATATTCATTAGTAGATAGATTTGATTTATACCCATCATTAGCTTGTGTTTTATATTCTGGTTTATCTATACTTTGAGAAGCATATACTTGTATAGAACCATCCCATAGTTGATTATCACATCCATCCTTTATCCAAGCTCTATATTCCCCACCTACTCTTGCATTATCTATTGAAGCTGTAAATTGTAAGATTTGTTGTTCATCATTCCAATCATAAGTTAAAGAACTTGACTGATTAGTAAGTAAATACATATCTTGAAGGTACAAAGTTAAATCTTGAGAACCAGTTTGTTTAGTTCGTATAGTAAATATATTAACGCTAGATGAGTAATATGCTTGCATTATCTCTATTTTAAGTTGTCTTTATTAGTTTAACAAGTCTTTATAGATAAATATGAAAGGTTAAATTTATTGGACATAAAAAAAGGGAACCGAAGTTCCCTTTCTAGAGTTATTACTAATAATTGGAGATTAGTATGAGTAATAAAGTTTTTTTTACGAACCGTACACTATTGTTGGTACTCCAGGTGCTGTAAATTCAGCAAATGGGTTTTCCACAGTAGAACCAGATAAGAAAGCTGCTGGTAGTTTTTCTTCAGCAGTTAGAGTTACTGAATAACCATATAAATCACCCAATCCTCCACCAGTTTGAATTGTACCTGCAGTTACATCTGCTCCTTGTTGTTCACCAACTAATAGAGATTCACCATTTTTGGTGTGAACTACTACTTTTGGTCTACCGTATGCCATCAGTTTTAGCTGAGTAGTCATCTCGTTAGTAAGTTTCTTTAGATTTAATGTTACTTCTTGTGAAAAGAAAGTAGTACCATTATCTCTTGAAGAGTTTACAGTTTCGGTATAAGCAGAAGTTCCTTTTAGTTCATAATAATAAACTGTTGAACCTGATGGGAAAGCAGTTACTTCACCATCGGCATTTTTTGTGAACGAGCCAGTAGTATAGTTTAGAAAATAAACTCCCTGCAGACCTCCAATAGCATCTTTACAAGGTTCGTTTCTACCAGCTGTTAAATTACAAGTTGTTGCCATATTATTATTGTTTTAGATTAAAATTTAAAAAACTAAAAGAGTAGAAAGGGGTAAATCCCCCTTTCATAATCTTCTTTATGGGATATAGATTGCTATATCTTGTCCAATACCGAATTGAGTTCCACCGGTATATCTCATTATCACTCTATAGTTCTGTGAACCATCTAAATCAGCCATATCCAATACTCTTACTTCGTTATGGTCAGAAAGTAGACCAGTACCAAAGAATAGGTTAGATTTTTGTGCTGCTACTAGATAAGAGTTTGTCATACCAGGACAGTGTACGATATCTGTACCATTAAAGTTTAGAGGTTTCGCTCCAACTGTTACTTGGTTGTTAAATCCATTAGCATAATTGGTTCCAAGTGCTTGGTGGTATGCTTTTACTACGTTTGTAGGAGCATAAATCACTAAGTCCTCTTTACCATATACTGTGTTTGGTATTGCATCTTCTAAACTTTCAAGAGCGGCAATTACGTTTGTTGAGTTAATTGAACCACTTTGTGAAGTTTGGATAGCATCAGTAGCAGTACCAGCAGCTGCAGAAGCAGAAATAGCAGGTAGTAAACCACCAAATTGTCCGTTAGAAGCATTTACACCAGCCCAAATTTGTTGTTCGGTTGCTTCAGCTACTTTTCCACCTACATAAGAAACAAGGTAGTCATTAAAATCTCTAGGGATTTCATCAAATGCTGAAAAACCCAACTGTAGGGCTTCCCAAGAAGTTAAAAACTCTTGCTTACATAGTTCTAGGTTTACTTGTAGTTCTTTTGGTTCAAGTACTCTTTCTGAAAGAGCTACAGAACCAGATGTTGTAAAATCACAACTAGCATCGTGAATAATACCACTTACATCCACTTTTTGGATAACAGATTTGTACTTCACATTCGGCATGATTGTGATAGCTTCTTGTTCCAAAGTTTTAGCGGATAAAAGTGCAGCCGCAATATATTTTCCAGCTGCTTCACCTGCATAGGTTGATGTTACAGAAGGTAATGCAAAATTTTGTCTTTTTCTCATTTTTCTTTTGTTTTTAGTTATTATACAATTTACTTAAAAAAGAAGATTGCGGTGAAGCACTGTTTCTTTGTTTAGTAAAATTTCTTTGTTTGTTTACAACAGGAGCACCATCTAGTTTAGAAGCTTCCATTTCTTCAACTTTTTCTTCTTCATCATCTTGCTCTTGCATCTCATTGTATTTTCTTTCAAGTTCTTCAATTCTGTAAGCCATTTCTTCCATTTTCTTACTTACTTCTTCCATTGAAATTACAATGTCATCTTCTACCTCTTCTTCTTCCAAATTGGTAGTTTCATCTTCAACCTTTTCCATAGCTTCAGGTATCTCTTTAACTTTTACAATCTCTTCTTCTAGTTCTTCGATATTTTCACGTTCTGTGATTACACCACCTTCTACAAAGATTTTAAATCGGGTTTCTTCACCCTCTGTATCTCTAAGTACAAGTTCGTGTTCTCCATCAGGAGCCGGAGTTCTTTCATCTCCATTAACCACAAATACTTCTTGTCCAACATCAAAGGAAGGAGATTCTAAAGTTGTACCATCACCTAATTCAGCAAAGGCCAAATTAACTTCTTTTTTCTCTATAGCTAATAAAGCCATGATTTTTTTAAGTACTGTTTTATCATTCATATTTGTATATTATTTAATTGTTTAACAATTTTAGTTTTGTTTGTTTATTTTTATGGATTGTTGTTAGTTCTTCCAACTACTGTAAATTGACCAGAGCCAGTAAAAACGTGAGTAGTATATCCACCAGATTGTGTAATTGTACCACCACTTGCTTTTGGTAGACCTTCATATTTTATAGCAAATAAACCAGAACCACCACTACCTCCAACATTACCAATCGTTCCACCTCCAGCTGAACCACCACCGCCAGAACCACTTGGTGCAGAAGCTCCATTAGCATCAGAACTAGCCAATCTACCACCACCACCATAAGCAAAAGTAGTTACACCTGTTACTAATCCATTTACAAATGTATTACCAATACCAATTCCAGGACCACCTGTTCTAGCAACGGCATCACCTAAAATACCACCACCTGCTCCACCACCAGCTGGTACACCTGAACCTCCTGAACCACTATTACCAGTTGGAGATATTACAAGTGTGGCACTTGATGGAATAACACAAGGAATTGGAGTACCACCAGGACCACCACCTGAAGCTTCACCACCACCAGAACCACCATCATTACCAGTACCACCACCACCAAATGCATTAAAAACTGTTTCTAATGTTGATGATAATACAATAGTAGTATCTTCTCCATCTTGTGATATTTGAGCAGATTGACCTATTGCTCCATTTCCAATAGTAACATCAAAAGTAGTTTCAGCTGGAACTGTCCAAGATGCAGAAATAAAACCACCAGCACCTCCTCCTGCAGGAAATGCTAGAGCTCCCCCTGCTCCACCTCCACCAATAACTAAAACTTCGGCTTTGAATGGATTAAGGGCATTACCTCTAATAGTTTTATCCCTAATACCTTGTATTCTATTTACATTTAAATTTATCATCTTAAAGCGATTATATCACTTGCAGTAGAAGATGCACTTACAGCTGATATAAGACCAGGAATAAATCCTGAAGCTGATGTAAAAGATATTATAGAATTATCTATTGTTTTCACATCTAATGTACCAACTTCACCAACATATAATCCACCAGCTACAAATCCCCATTGTGGATTAGCTCCACCATAAGAATTAAATTCTGAACCAGAAACAGGAGAAACTGAAACTCCACCTGAAAATTGGCCGTTTTCTATATATGATTTTTGATTTTGTATTTTACTCATTTTCTTTAATTTATTTATTTAACAATTTTGTTTTAGATTTTCTTTAACCTGTAACGGTAAATGTTCCACTACTTGTAAAGGTATGATAAGTATATCCACCACTTTGTGTAATTGTACCACCTGTTGCTTTTTGTGTACCTTGGTATCTTACAATAAAAACACCACTCTTACCAGCACTAGTACTAGCTCCAAATCCACCACCACCACTTCCAGAACCAGATGTATTTAATCCACTTCCACCACCTCCACAATAGGTAATCCCATTAAGCCATGATTTTCCAGTAGGAGTTCCACCTGCTCCACCACCATAACCACCCCTAATACCGCTAACACCTACATTGCCATCATTACCAAATCCAGAAATTGGAGAACCAGGTAAATTACTACCAGGAGTACCACCACTCTCACCTGTTCCACCACCAGAACCCCCAATTTTACCATTTCTATCTGAGTTATTTAGTCCTGCACCTCCTCCTCCTCCACCTGGAGCAGTATATGTTATGCCTGAAATTGTTACTGAACTTTGACCACCATTGTTTCCTTGATCTCCTGTCCCAGTATAAGTAACACCAGCACCACCACCACCAACTAAAACTGAAATAGATTGTGGAAGAATATTTATAGAAGAAGAAACAAACCTACCTGCTCCTCCACCACCACCAATGCCATTCCCAAAAGTACCACC